AGTGTTAAAATTATATAATGAAATACCAGAGGGTGCTAACTTAGTTGATGAAAAAATATCTAAGGAAGCAATGAAAGCCTGGACTCTTCGAGCAAAAGAAAAATGGAACCAGTAACTATAGTCTATATATTTTTTGGAACTCTTTGGGTAGTTGGAGCCCTTACTTATCTTTAAATTATGGCTAAAAGAATTTCTACTCAAACAGAATATTTTACTCCTGTTAAGAAAAGAACGAGTATAGGCCATTCTTCTCGATCTAAACCTAAAAATAAACATAAACTTAAATCATGGAAAAAATACAACCGACAAGGAAAGAGATAATAGAGGATGTTAGGCTCTGGTCTAAACATTTTTTAGAAGTTCCTAACCTTCATTTAGGTGGAGTACCTGCTTGTCCTTTTGCTAAAAAAGCTTGGTTAGATAAAAAGGTATGGGTGACTGTAAAACCTAAATATAGTCCTTATAAAAAAGAATTAAATAATTGTTTAAAAAACTTAGATTTTTCAATTTTAGAAATTCTTATATTTTGTGACCCTTATTTTAGTTATTCTCCTAATGAACTTCATAGGGCTACTGAAGATTTTAATGAGTGGTATAATAAAAAAGACTTATATTTTATGAGTTTTCACCCTTCTAATCCAGCTACTGAAGAGGAACAAAAGTTTTTAGTTTCGCCAAATAAAGATATGAAGGTACTTGGTCCAGATTATAAATATTCTATGATGTTGGTACAAAAGTTCTCGCAATTACAGCGAGCTTCTGATAAATTGCACAAACAAGGTTACTATAAGAAGTGGCCTAACGAATACTATCAAGAAGTTGTGGTATCTCGTGCTAATAAATACAAACAGATCAATGGAGGTCTATCATGAGGGGTAAAAAGAAAACAGCTAAAATGCGAGGTGGTGGAAAAGTTAAAAAAATGAATATGGGCGGTCGTACAGGCGACATGATGTATTCAAGAGGATATGGTGTTGATGAAAGATCAAAACGTATGCCTACTATGTTAATGGATCGTGGTCCATCAAGAATGAAAGCAGGTGGTCGTGTTGGTAAAAAAGAACAAGGCTATAAAGATCGTAAAGATGAATCTATTGCAATGCGTATACGAAAAAAACGTACACCTAAGCAATTAAAAGCTAGTAGAGATGAGTCTTACGGTAAATTTGGTAGTGGTAAAGGTAAAGGTGTTATTAATAAACGTGGAGGCGGTATAGCAAAACGTGGTTTTGGTAAATCTGGTAAGTAGTTTTAATGCCTACATATGCAAGTACAGCCAACTTTGATCTTTCCATTGATGAAATTGTAGAAGAAGCTTTTGAACGATGCGGTTTACAGGATCGAACAGGATACCAATTAAAAACCGCACGTCGTTCATTAAATCTTTTATTAGCCGAATGGTCTAATAGAGGCTTAAATTTATGGACGATACAAAAACAAACCGCTGCACTAGCCGCAGATACAACCAGTTTATCTGGTACTGCTTTGTATGGTTCAGGAGCAGATGCTGCTTCTCAAATTATTGATATTACAGATTTAGTTATAAGAGATACAAATAATAATGAGTTTTCTACAACTCCTATTAGTCGTTCTACTTATTTAAATTATACGGTTAAAACAACAAGTGGTAGGCCTACACAATTTTATTTTGAAAAAACTATTAATCCGACTTTATATTTATATCCGGCAGCGGATGCAGCTTATACTGTCGTTTATTATGCTATGTTAAGAATGAAAGATTCGGGAGCTTATACCAATAATAATGAAGTCCCTTTTTCATTTTTACCTTGTCTTACAGCAGGTCTTGCCTATTATTTAGCTTTAAAATATGCTCCTGATAAAACTCAAATTTTAAAATTAGTATATGAAGAAGAATTTAAAAGAGCAGCAGACACTAACAGAGGGAATGTTAGCTCTCATTTTGTTCCTTATATAGGTGTAACAGCAGGGAGTTATTAATGGGGCGTTATGCGTCAGGTAAATTTGCACTTAGGATTTCGGATCGTTCTGGTATGGCCTTTCCTTATAATGAGATGGTACAAGAATGGACAGGTTCATGGGTTCATGTTTCAGAATACGAACCAAAACAACCTCAATTAGATCCTCAATATCATCCTACTGATCCTCAATCTTTACAACATCCAAGACCTCAAATTGCTGATTCGACTGTATATGTTGGAGACAATGCAGTAAGAAACGCTACAGGCGATGTGGTTCTTTCTCCAAACGGTGATGTGTTTGATGGAACAGGGGATGGTCAAGCTGTTAATTCTTTTCAAACCTTATTAGAACCAGTTACCAATTATTATGCAAATGGTGTAGCCTATGCATCTACTCAGAGAAGTATGATGCCTTTGAGCGTGCAACAACCTCAACAAAGGACACAGTTGTTATCTAGAACTGGAAATGTTACAGTAAGCACATCATGACCGATTATTCAGATTTAAACACTAATGTAAGAAATTACACCGAAACAGATACAAATGTTTTATCTGATTCTGTTATTCAACCTTTTATAAAATCTATTGAAGATCAAATAATGCGAACAGTAGATTTAAATTATTATAGAAAATATGATTATGCTACACTAACAGTAGGAAACCCTTTTATGCCTCTCCCAAGTGATTGGCAAGCAACCAGGTATGTTCAAATTTATGATGCTACTTCTAGTGATCCCGATAGAACATTCTTGCTTCAAAAAGATATTTCGTTTATGAATGAATACTGGCCTGATAGGACAGCAAATGCTACTCCTAAATATTACGCTATGTGGGATCAGGATACACACTATATAGCGCCAACCCCCAACGTTGCTCTTAATGTAGAGCTCGCATACACGTACAAGCCTGATGGTTTATCAAGTACACAAACGTCTACTTGGTTAAGTCAAAATGCCCCAAACGTGCTTTTATATGGTTGTATCTTACAATCACTTGGATACTTGAAAGGTCCAGCAGATATGATACAATATTATGATAAAATGTTTAACGAGTCTGTACAGGCTCTCGCAACATATGAGATGGGGCGTGACCGTAGAGACGAATTTCGAGACGGCGTTATTCGTATCCCTCTCGAGTCAAAGAACCCATAGGAGGTCAACATGGCAATTACTCAAGCTGTTTGTAACAGTTTTAAAGTGGAGATTCTGAAAGGCTTGCATGATTTTACAGCAACGACAGGGAACACTTTTAAATTAGCGCTTTATGATTCAGAAGCAACATTAAGTAAATCAACTACTGCATATGCAACACCAGATGAAGTAGGTGCATCAGGAACATATGCTGCAGGCGGAGGAGCATTAACATCAGTAACACCAGTATTATCAGGTGATACGGCTGTTTGTGATTTTTCACCTGATTTATCTTTTACGAGTGCAACAATTTCTGCACAAGCTGCTGTAATTTATAATAGTTCAACGGTATCAGGATTAACTACGAATGCTGCTGTTTGTGTTTTAGATTTTGGTGGAGTTAAATCTTCATCTGCTGGAACATTTACAATTACATTCCCTGCTGCTGAAGCCACTGCTGCAATTTTAAGAATAGCATAAGGAGATAAATTATGGCTTCCGTCCAAGGATGGGGCCGTCTGACTTGGGGCTCAGGTGCATGGGATGAATATGCTCCTGTAGACGCTACAGGCAATGGCCTCACGTCAAGCACTACAACTCCAACAGTTGTTACTGATCAAGTTATTTCTGTAACTGCTGCGGGATTAACATCCTCAGTTGGGACAGCTACTGGTACAGGTATTGCTAATGCAACACCATCTGGTGTGGTTGCAACCTGGCAACCTATAGGCACATACATTGTTCAATCCGATTATATTTTTCCTATTACAGGTACCTCAGCTACTTCTTCGGAAGGAGATGTTACTACTACTGTAGAAATAAGAGCAGGATGGAATAGAGCTAAAGATATTACTACTGGAGCTACTATTGGTTGGGGTGACCAACAATGGGGTGCTTCGGGTGGATCTTATGCTGTAAGTGGGGAAGCCTTAACGGCTACGAGTGGTACTGGGTCTACAGTTACTACTGATCAAATAATTTCACCTACGGCTAATGGTCTTACTACCTCTATTGGTACTTATTCAATTACAGGAGATGCGGGAATAACTATTGTAGCCGCTTCAGAACCTGAATTAGATGTTTATACAGGATCGGTAGCTATTTCTATTTCACCAACTGTTGAACCAGCCGGACAAGTTGGTACTACGGCTGTAGGGGATGTATTAACCTCTATTTTTGTTACAGGAGTTTCTGCTACAATTAGTGAGGGTGATGCTGTTCAAGAAACAAGTTATATGGCCCCAAGTGAGGAAGCCACAGTTTCTATAGGAACTTTAAATATTCAAACTGATGTAACCTTTACATTAACAGGAGTTTCTGCTACAAGTAGTACTGGAACATTAGGTGGGATCTTTTGGTCTGAGGTTGATGATTCTAACAGTTCTATGAGTTGGACAGAAGTTCACAAGGCTGCATAAAAGTTTTGACAAACTTTATAATAATCAATAAAACTTTATTAGGAGATTAAATGTCAACATATTCAACAGGCTTAAGAATAGAGCTACAAGTAACAGGAGAAAATTCTGGTACCTGGGGTACTATTACAAACAACAATTTCTCTCAAGTTTTTGAATTTGCTATTGCAGGGGTATATGCTGTACCGGCAATTACAACTGGAACATCAACAACTTTAACAAATGCTGATGGTCCTCAAACTCAAGCAGCAAATCAAGCAAGACAAAATCAATTACTTTTTAGTGGAACAGTTTCCACAACTCATACAGTTCAGTTTCCAGCTACACAAAAGACATACGGAATTTACAATAATATTTCAGGTGGTGCAGACATATCTGCAAGGCTTGGAGCAACAGGTAATACTCTTACTATTGCAAACGGTAAATATCGTTTAGTAGCCACAGACGGAACAAATTGGTATGATATATTTTCTTTAGCCGGATTAGGTGAAACATGGGTAGCAAAAACTAATTCAGATTCTCCTTACACGGCTTCTGACGGGGATAATATTTTTTGTGATTGTTCTACGGGAGCAATTACAATAACATTACCCGCATCTCCCTCTATTGGAGCGCAGGTCAAAATTGTAGACGGTGATGGAAATGCCGCTACTAATAACATTACAGTTGGTCGTAATTCTGAAAAAATTCAGGGTGCTACATCTGATTTAACAATCAGTACAAACAACGCTGGCATTTCTTTAGTTTATTACGACGCCACTAATGGGTGGAGGTTGAAATATAATGACTAATGGCTAATTTACAATCAATCACAAAACGAAGTGACGTAGGAACAATAAAACCTTGGGGTAAGGCAACAGCTCCTGTTGGGTATTTATTGTGTGATGGTACTGCTGTATCCCGAACAGATTATGCAGATCTTTTTGGAATTATTTCTACAACTTATGGTTCAGGGAATGGATCAACTACTTTTAATGTACCTAATCTTCAAGGAAAAATGGTGCAAGGATATGATGGTAGTACATATAATTTAGGGGCAACAAGTGGAGCAAACACTGTAACAGTAGCAGTTACCAACAACCAGGCAGGATCGAGTACGGTTACTAATAATCAATCAGTTACGGTAACAGGAAGTATTGATAATACATCATTGACTACAGCTCAACTAGCTGCTCATACCCATTCTATTAATCAAAATAATGGACCAATTACAAGTCGATCTCCCAAATATAGTAAACTGCTAGGTCAAGTAGTAAATGATGGTGGACCAGTTTGGACTCCTAGTCCTGCTAATAATACAGGTTCAGGAACAGGCCATACTCATTCTCATAATTTATCAGGCACATTAACAGGTACAGTAGCAGTAGCTACAAATTTAACAGGAACAGTAACAGCAGCAGGAACAAATTCATTTTCTCCTTATGTTGTAACTAATTATATTATAAGGCATTAAATATTATGGCAAATTTACAAGACATAAGTAACAGAAGTGATGTAGGAACAATTGTTCCATGGGCAAAAGCTACAGCTCCTTCAGGTTATGTATTATGTGATGGTTCTGCTATTTCTAGAACAGATTATGCGGATTTATTTGGCGTAATTTCTACGACCTATGGTGCGGGAAATGGATCAACTACTTTTAATGTACCTAATCTTCAAGGTAAACAAGCACAAGGATATGATGGGGGATCTTCATACGATCTTGCTGATACAGGGGGTGCTAATACTGTAACAGTAGCAGTTACTAATAATCAAGCTGCTTCAAGCACAGTTACTAATAATCAAACTGTTACAATGACTGGTACTATTAGTAATACCTCTTTAACAGAAGCTCAACTTGCTACTCATACACATGATGTTAATGAAAACAATGGTGGTATTACAGGTCGATCTCCTAAACACAATAAAGCTTTAGGACAAAATGTTAATGGTGGGGGACCAACTTGGTATGCTATGGTATATTATACAGGGGATGGCACAGGCCATACCCATTCTCATACTCTTGCTGGAACTTTAACAGGGACAGTAGCAGTAGCTACTAATCTTACTGGAACAGTAACAGCAGCAGGAACAAATTCATTTTCACCTTATGTGGTGGTTAATTATATTATAAAACATTAGGAAAAAACATGGCAACAAAAATAGTTATACTTAACGGAAATTACATTAGGCTAGATAATTCTTATACAATAGCCTGGAGTGATAAAGGTAGTTCAATGCCTGCTCTTCCTGATACTATTCATGCAGTTGTCTGGGATGGAGTAGACAATGAAATTCAAAATAAAGATGCATCTACCCATAACATGACACACAATACACCTCTTTCTTCTACTTCTGATGCAGTAGCTTCTACTACGGTAGCAGAATTATTAACTTGGGGCGAAACTAGAAAGGGGGAATTAGGTGGCTAATTTACAAGACATAGTAAAAAGACAAGAAGTTGGTACTATTAAACCTTGGGGTAAGGCTACAGCACCAGCAGGATATGTATTATGCGATGGCACAGCCATTTCTAGAACAGATTATGCGGATTTATTTGGTGTAATCTCAACTACATATGGTGCTGGTAATGGTTCTACTACTTTTAATGTGCCTAATCTTCAAGGCAAAATGGCTCAAGGTTATGATGGTAGTACATATAACTTAGCAGGAACTGGCGGTGCTAATACTGTAACAGTTGCTGTGACAAATAATCAAGCAGGATCTAGCACTGTTACTAATAACCAATCAGTTACAGTTACAGGATCTATTGATAATACTTCTTTAACTTCAGCCCAATTAGCTTCTCACAGACATGAAATGAATGAAAACAATGGGCCTATTACTGGTGGTAACTACAGAAAAGTAAATGGCCAACAAGTAAATGATGGTGGGCCAACTTGGAGCCCTAATCCTATGAATGAGGCTGGTTCTGGTACTGGACATAATCATTCTCATACTCTTGCTGGAACTTTAACAGGGACAGTAGCGGTAGCTACAAATTTAACAGGAACTGTAACTGCTGCGGGTACTAATTCTTTTTCACCTTATTTAGTATTAAATTATATTATAAAACATTAGGAGATATTGATGGCAACACAAATTGTAATAGCAAATAATGAAACAATTACAGTAGATGACACTATGTTACTTAACTGGGTAGACAAAGGAAAAGATTGGAACGATGCATGGCTTCCTAACACTATTCATTATGTTATTTGGAATACTCATGTTGGTCAAAATGAAATTCAAAACAAAGATCCTTCTACTGGGGATATGACTGGTAATGTTGCATTAAACTCTACAAGTGATGCAGTAGGAACAACTACTGTAGCTGATCTTCTTACGTGGGCTGATACTAGACTACAACAAATTAGAAGTGCTGAAATAGATTATGGTAATGCACATGAAAATGCTCAAACAAAATGGGTAGATGATGGAAATGCCCTAGAGGATTTTAATGCTGGTAATTCTGCTACTGCTAGTTATTTTGATTTTACTAAATCTTGGCGAGATTATGACGAAGACTATTCTTAGTTTAGCTTTTCTCTTTTTTCAATTCGTAATTGTTCTCTTTCATTAAACGACCTATTTCTATTATTTATTTCTTCTTTTAAAGTAGTACATGGACCATTAGAATCAATGTAATGTAAAAAAACTTGATGGTGCCAACTCCCATCTGCTTCTTCAAAAACTGGTCTCCAATGTTCCACATCTCTTCCTCGATAAACAACTGCATCTCCTTCTTTAATGTTAAGAGGCGTATCATTCATATACAAAGGCCAAACATAATTTTTATTAATATCGTATTTAGTAGTTAGTGTAAGAGAAACACTTATTTCACAAGCAGGTCTGTCTTTATGTCTAAATAAAGAAGAACCTGCCAAATAAAATCTACTATAAGCATAGATAGGAAGTAAAGTAAGTTTAGTTGCTACTTCTATTTTAGGTTTTACAAAATGTAATAATTGACGATAAATAGACATTTCCGAAGAATGGATCGCAAACGACAATTC